TTTTTCCTGCGGTTGTTGGTGTTTCATAGTCGGTTCACTTGTTTTTTTCTGTTCCATAGTATATTTATTCAGGCAGCTCGGTGCTCTTTTGTTTTAAAAATTCGGGTATTGTTCCTGAATTCTTAAGCAGAGTTACACCAGAACTTGCTGAACTTTCTCCTCGGTCATACCAAACTTTTCCTAGTTTTCTTATAATTGTGATGCGTGTTCCTGCAGGAACTGTAGTAGTTAATCTAATGTACGGATTAGTTCCATCAACAGTAAACTCTGGCTCAACTTCAACGTCTGCCTGCGGACTTGTTATGTTTAAAGTTTGATCATAAATTGTAACAGAATCTTTGCGCAATCTTTTTCCTGCAACAAAAACTTCAATTTGATCGCAACTATCAAACCCTGTTGGGATTGTAGTTCTAGTCCATGTTTTTTCACTAATTAGAGGAACATACGATAATGGGCCTACTAATAAACTACTGCCATCGCTGACAAAATCTAATCTTTCCTGTTCTTCATTATAGGGTAAACTTTCAACTCGGCTAACATCAACCGCAGGAGTACCGGCTGCATACATTTCAGCAATAGATGTTCCAGAACTTCCTCTTCTTAGTTGAGATAAAACATTTTCATTTTTAACATAGTAATCTATACGTTCACCGTTGATATAAACTGTGCCTGGAATATTTCTAGAAGGAATAGGATCAAACAAATTAGATGCATCAGTTAACGTAATTTCTTGATCATAGTAGTATAAATCGTTAACCAATGTTACAGCTTTGTCAATACTAAAGCGTTTAAAATGATGTATGTTTAGCATATCTTTAAAGACTTCAAATCCTAGACTTTGTCTTCTTACATAATTTCCAAACTGCACAATTTTGATTGTATCAGTTAATAATGTTGGCTGTTGTAGATATACAAGGTTCCTAGGGATTGAAACTTCGTAATCTTTTTCTTGTGTTAATCGTTGTCCGTTTACGTATACCCAAATATAACTTGCACTAACTGGTCCTCTAGATAACTGGTATCTAGATTTTCCTCCGGCATATTCATCGCTGATGATATTCATGCTTGGGTACTCGCTGAACCAGGTCACAGTAATTTGATCCGATTCTTGCAAGGTCATAGTACTGTCATTTTCAACAAAAGTTGTCCCGGCAAACACAATATTATTATTTTCAAAAGAATATTGACTGTTTACATCAATGACAATTTTAATCTCATCACCAACGGTTAACACTTCTGTAGATACTGTTACAGTATTATTATTACCGTCATACACATAATCTAAGATATATCGTTTTTGTTCGTTGTTAACAAAGACTTCAATATTTTGTTGGGTAGCTGTATTTGTAGGCTGCAACGGATCTTTTAAAATGTTTATAACATTATTGCTTCCGTCATATACAACAAATTCAGTTTCTGGTCCTGTTAATTTAAGTCCGTTAACTTCTACTAGGACTGATCCCGTAGCACTAGCTCTTTGTAAGTTTACAAACTTGTCAAGATCATAGCTTAGTGTGCTTCCATCAAAAATAACAACCTGTTGATTTACTCTTACAACTGCTTGTTGTCCGGAATCAACATCTGTAGCTGCTCCTAGGCAAACAATTTTTACAATCTGTCTTCGAGCCGGACGGTTAGCAAATTGAATTAATGTTTTTCCAGAAATATCTGTTACATCTGTACTATTGACAAACAATGCATCAACTTCTACACCATCTACAGTAACTAGTACTGTAGCAGTGTCAACATAATTTGCCTTAGTTAAGAAGTTTGAAGTCTCGCCGTCGGCTTCAAATTCTTGATAATCTAATAATGCAACTCCGCCAATACCAATAGATATTATTTCAACTACACTGCCTTTAGCAGGTGCATTCATAAATACCACTTCGTTAGAATTGTAATCAATTGTATAGGTTATTGTGCTACCATCTAAGTCAATAGTACTAGATTTAATTTTATCTACATAAACCATTACAGATTCAGATTCTAATACATCTAGGCCAATTTTAAAGTTTTTAGTAATTCCGTTACCATTGACAATTGTAGACTGCAACGGTGTTGCTCCTGTTTGTACAGAATGAAAAACTTTGATACTAACACTTTCAAGAACTTGCCCAGGGATGTTTTCCTCTGGTGCAGGAACTTGATCGGGTCCAATAAATTTTCCACCGTCAATGCTGATATCTTCAGCCATTGTTCCTGTAGCTGTCACATAAGCACCACTAACAGCACTGAGGCTTCCTCCAGAAAGATTTGTATCAATAATATTAATATCAGTGATGTTAACTGTACCATCGCTGTCGAAAGGCCTAAATATTAAAGTATCTCCGGGATTGACTGTGATAAATTGACCAATTTCAACATTCTTAGTTACACCGTCGCCAATAAATGTTGGCATCTGGGCATGAGGATTTAGTATTATTGTTGAGTCCCAGTTTGTAGATCCGTCTGGGAAAACAACAAAACTAGGATCATCTATACGAACTGTTTCTGGAACTGGAACACCTGGATCAAATACAACCCTTGGGGCTCCAGCAGAATCTAATGTATCAATGCTACGCAATATCCCATCACCTACACGCTTTAGGTATATAGAAATTCTTTGTCCTAATGCAGGAGCTTCAGGAAGAGTCACATAAGCTGTACTACCGTCTGAAATATAATGGAAATCATTGTTAGATTCTACACTGTCCCATGTGTCAGTAAACCAAGGAAGAGCATCCCACCCGCCGCTGACATCAAATGTAGTACCTTGAATCTGTACACCACCAAAGTCGATTCCAGTCATAAGTTGATTTATTTCTTTACCTATCATGCCTGATGTTGGGCTATAATACTTGTTAATTCTGTCAACTGCATCTAGAACAGCATCATCTTTTTCATAGTAAATTGTAATAACATTGCCTGCAGGTGGAAGTGAATTTAATCTTAATTTTCCTCTTAACAGATCGTAAGTATCAGACTCTAGTGTATAGAATGTTAAAGAATAGTCACTATCTAATATTATTTCGCTGTTAATTATTACAGATATTTTAGTTTTATCTCTTGTAGGAGGATAATTTAAATCAAATATTGCAGTAAATCCGTCAGCGGTAAAAGTTTGTTCATACTGATAGTTTGAATAAGATCCGTCCTTGGTTATTCTATCGAATCGCAAGGCTAGATTAAATGATCGTACTTTACCGTTACCTAGTATAGGAGATGCTTGGGCAATGTTTGTCGATGAAGCATTACCTCCAATTAAACTAACAGCAGCCGTAGTATAACCAGACCCAGTGGTCAACATTTTAATTCCAGATACTTTACCGTTAGATATATAGGCCTGTGCAGTTGCACCTGTGCCGTTTCCGGTAATGTAAACCTTAGGAGGAGTTTTATAGTCACCGCCTTGATTAGATAATTTTATATCTATTATTTCGTAACCATTATTATCTGTCCACCACTTATAAGGATATGTGTTTAATTCTTCAGAATTAGACAACACAGGTAACACCTGTCTATTTTCCTTGTCATATTTAGGAGGCACATCAAAGTCAGTTATAGCTGCTCCTTGATGATCAATATCTGTGTATCTACTTGTATATTCTCTAATAGTAGTTCTGAACGGTTTTACTTCTTCAAGATATTGTTGGAAACTAGATAGGTTATCGTTCTTGTAGTTTGGACGTTGATCTAGATCGCCGACATTATGCACAGCATTTAAGAAGCTAGTTTTAAAAGCCCAGTCAACATACAATTGTTCAGAGAATACATATTTCATACTGGTGAAGAATAATTTATTCCATTCAGCATCTAAATCGTCAATAAAAATATTATACTTTACAGCATTTAAAATATTTCTTAATTCTCTAGTTGGCTGATTGTCGTAGACTTCTTCGTCATATGTAGCAACATAGTCATAAACTTTTACGTTGTATAGGTCTTTGGCTATTTCAATAGTTCCGTTCTGTCTTCCTATTAACTCATAGTTAGATAAAATATTTCCGGTTCCGTCTACTACTCTTTGTAGTAATGCCCAGCCACCGTTGGCATATTCTTTAACTCTAACTACATCACCTATTTCAAATGTATAATTTATTTCTTGGAAAATATCTGCTATTTCTCTAACAATTCTAGTTGTAGAATTAAATCCAATCGAATACCAATCTACATAGTTCCAATAGTTGGTAGTATTATATGCCTGTACTTTGGATTTAAAGAATCCTTCTCGTACATTATCCCAATAATATATACTCCAGTAATTTTTAAATGTAGAATCTGATTTTACTAGTACAGAGAAACTACGCACAGAAACATCTGCAGTTGTATATTTTCTTCCTTTTTGTAACACAGTAACAGAACTTATACGACCTTGATTATCTAAAACAGCTTCTGCTTTTGCATTAGTACCATCGCCGGTGATGATTATCGGCGGCACTGTTCTATAACCAAATCCAGAATCTATAACATCAATTGTATCAATTACTCCGTCTACAACATTTGCAGATAGGCTAGCAGGTTTTACCCTTACAATACCTACTTCTAATAATTCTGGGTAGGTATCAATAGATACATCATATAAATTTAAAGAAGGACTAGGAAGAGGATCTATTTTGTTAAGATACTCAAAATCAATTAAATCACCAAATGGTTTAGTTGTTAGTATAGAATTAATTCGATCTATGACAATTTTTAAAGCTGTTGCCCTGTTTACAAAAATAGTCTGTATTGGTCTAAATGCTAGTCCGTATTTTTGTTTAGGGCGTAATGTTGGATCTGGAACTGGGTTCCCTGATTGATTAAATCCTACTAAACTGTCTATCCATTTTTGTTCTAACGCTTCGCTAGGTAGGCTAGATGCTTGTCCTTCTGTTAGCAATTGATATTCTGTATGGATGACATTTGGAATTCTTTCCTCTTTATAGTATTCAATATTAAGCAGCGCAGAATTTCCTTTGATTACTGAATCAAAATTATAAGCAAGAAATTTATCCTTGTCAATAATTGCAATAATTGGTACACCTTCACCAATAGGATTTACTATCGAAGATACAATATTAGCCGCAGAAATTTTTCTACTTGGAACACCTTGAGGAATAACTGTTTTATTTTTTACCCAGAAATAATATTTTGTGCCTGACTGAAGGCCAGTTGCAGAATTAGTAAATCGCTTGATGCTGTAGACAGCGTTAGCGTATGCAGGCTGTCCTGATATGTTATTAGCTAATCCGTCAACCGTATCTGCAAGTTTATTCCATTCTGTTGGAGACACTGAACTTTCTACCCATTCATATATGTCTATAGAAGCGCCGGGTGCCAATTGATTCCACATACCTGATCGGTAGGCAATATCTCCCTGTTCATGCGATACCCATTTTGCTTTACTTAAATCCCACCATAGTGCGCCAATGTTCTTTTCAAACCATGCTTGGTCTGCATCCACAATAACTTGATCTGTTCCGTTAGTATACGTTGCTGGATCATATGGTGTTTTAAATTTAATTTCTTCTTCAGCTGATCCTAGAATCTTAAATTTATTTGTGTCAATAATATCAACGTCTGCTAGTTTAACATTTTTTTCATCGTCATATAAAGAAATACTCTTTACCAAATCAATATTGACTAGATCAGTTTCTTCACCTACTGTGGTAAAACTATTCTTTGTGGGGTCTTTTCTAAAGATCCTTGTTCGGCCAACTTTTTCTCCGGCTATCATATAATCGGGAGAACCAGTTACAATAGCAGAAGCAGTAGCATCTAATGCATAACCAAAACCTTCATTGTCTCCTAACTCGGCTTGCAATTTCTCAGATAAAATATAGATTTGATCTTTCAATTCAAATACATATACCTGTCCAGGATAGCCTTGATCTTCTGAGAAAGTTGTACGGCCACCGTCAAATCTAGTTCCGTTGCCAATATCGAACAAAGTAGGCAGCATGTAGGGAGTATTTTTTGCTCCTACAACAATTCGTTCTGTTCTTTCGCTAATTGATAGTCCAAATCCAAATAACTCATTGTTATAAGTTTCGTAACTCTGTAATTTTTGTTTTAGTCTATATTCAGGAATAGTAGAATCTGTATCAAATTTAAAGACATAAACTGCACCTTGATTTTGTAGACCAATATCTGCCTGAGGACTTGATACAACTAATGTTGTTCCTGAATAATCTACGTCCATAGAAAACCCAAACAGATCGCCCGAAGCTACTGTTTCGTTTATAGGTAAATCATTAATGTCTGGTAAACTTCCTGCATTAATTGTTTGTATTAAATTATATAATCCGTAGGAATCTTTCTTATAGATATAAACTTTACCGGAAGAGGTTGTAGATTCAACAGTTATCAAACTCCACGGAGTACCAGATGGTGAAGGAGTTTCTCCATAACTTCTATAAGAAGAATCAACTCCATTAGATCCTAGTTGATAATAAGATCCATTACGCTTAACTGTATCTCCTTGTGCATATTCTTGATATGCATTCCATTCGCCTTTGTAGTTTGTAAAATATTGACCGTCACTTAACGGCGCACCTATAACTAGAATAGATCCATCTCTATTCATAGCTAGGCTTGATCCAAATCGATCTCCTTTTTTAACCAACTCTGATGACTGATCTGCTGACAACAATCCAGCTGCTAATATTACTGTAGAATCATCAACGTCATTTATAGAAGGGTTAGATGGCAACGAACTCTGTGTACTTACAGGATCTAATTTTTGCCATTGACCTGAATTAATAGTGATTGTACTTCCGTCACCTATTTGATCTTCTAAAGACTGCCATAGTGCATTATCATACCATACTATTGAACCAACCTCATAAGTTGTGGCTCCAGCAGCATTGTAAACACCTTTGTAATTTTGATTCTGAACAATTTGCCATTCTTTAGCGATGGTTGGATATTTTTTAATCATCGAATTACCCATAGTCAGCGGCAATGCTGAAGAGAAGTAATAAAGAATACCAGCTGTTAACTCTGTGACTACTACTTTAACATATCTAGTTGTAGCTACATCAAACCCAGCTATGTACTGAGCCTGAGTAACTGGTCTATTATCTAGATAATAGGTAACTCCTGTTGTGTATAATGTACCGCTGCCCAATGGACCGTTGATGTCATCTGAGCTAAAATTAATAGGATGTCTATTTGTAACTGTTCCTTCAATTGGGTTTGGAAAATAAACATTACTCAACTCAGTTTGATCAAATATATAGGTATTGCCAACTTCTAATGTTAAGTTAGGATGATATTGTTCGTCAATGTAATACTTGTAACCTGTTTCTGCACCCTGGGCTGGACCAACTGTAACAGATAATGTAATTGTTTGGGTTGTATCTTCTGTTATAGGAGCATACTTATAAAGATAGACTCTGCCGGTTTCGTTAAGAGCGCCTGGAGCAGAAATTGCCATGTAATAATTTCCAGCATCTACCCCAAGTACAATTTTTTCTCCAAATTTTTCATTGGCGTCTTGGCGAGGGCTAACAAAGGTAAATTTTTCTACCCAGCTTTGGCCGCTCCATTCGTACATGGTAACTGCTCCCTGAGCTTGGTAGCCATTATTTGTACCTTGATCGTTGGCTGTAACTATTGTTGCTGTTTCCCAATTATCATTGGCTAGATTTATTGTGCTGCCATCTCCGGCAAGGTCTATTTTAGCTCTCCATAATCTGCCTTGGTATAATACAATATTACCTTTACTATATGAAGCAGCTGGGGCAAAAATATCTTGATAATCCGATTTAACGCCAGCAGCATTTGGTGACCCTACTGCAAGCCAACGGCCGTCGGGACTAATTGTCAATGTTTCACCAAACACCTTATCAGCTGCATTGCTTATGTTATTTGGTTTTAACAATGTTTGGAACGGCTTAAGACCTTCAGCTCTTTCAAGATAAGCCACTACCATATTACTGCCAGGCATTGACGATATTATCTGTGCTAGTGCGTCAGAATATACTACAGATTTACCATTATTCTTTGGCAATGAGATTCCATATTCTGCAAGATCAGTAACTTTAAACTGACTTTGTTTTTCTACAACTTCCCATTTGTTAGATTCATTTTTGTCAATCCATAGCTTTGAGCCGTCTGTAAGAGCAGCTACTTTATCAAGATCTAAACTTTGATAAGACGAGAATCTTGCCTCATTAAACAATTCAAGATTTATTACTGTGCTTGGCTCCCACTTAGGTTCTTTAGCATCTTTAGATATCTGAAACGCCAAGGCATTTACATTAGGGACTTCTGTGATTTTATAGAAGCCTTGAAGATTCTGTACATTTCTAATACCAAAAATGTCTCCAACGCTTAGACCGTGTGGTCTGTTGACCACAAGTTCTACTCTGGTCTTGTTAACATTTAAATCCATTAAAAACAACAATTTTTCAATATTGTATCTTAATACAGTCCAAGAATTTTCTTCAAAGGTAATCCAGACTTGTGTATTTTCTTCAAACTTAGTAATATCAAGTTTTAATATATCGTCTCTTGTAGGAAGAATGTAATCAACATCTAGTACATTAACATATCCAGCAATTCTAGGAGTTAACGTATATTTTTTAACAGGGTTTATATCTTTGTTAAAAGGAGATGTTGCAATTGTAAAATCATTCACTGGCACACGAAGATAAAGATCTAATATATCAGTAGCTGTATCAACCGGGGCCAATAAGATAGGTTGCGGATTTAATTTTAAATCGTTTTTATGAATTCTAAATTCTGTTTCTGTTGATTGATCCGTGCCTCCAAACCTTCCAACACGGAACGCCCATTCTTCATTAAGTTCAATACTGCCATTATTAGTTCTGCTTAATTTTTCAAATACCTTAGTAACAGAATTGGCTGTTCCTTTTTCTCTAATAAATCCTTGATAAATTCTAAACTGACTAACATTATCTTCGGCCATGGCCTGTAGATATTCTCTAGTTTGATATCCAATAACATGTCGACTTAGGTCGCGTTGGCTAGAACCTAATCCGTCTGCATCAGATTCATAGTAGTCTTGGAATTGATTAATTCTATAATCAAAATTAGCAACTAGGCCTTTCTTAGGATCAGTATCTAACTTTGACCAAACAGTATCATTAAACGTTTCTGACCCTTGTTGATTTTGTATGCTTACCCAATTGTAAGACTTATAAGATACAATATCTCCTAGTCGATAATCAGTGTACGGACCCCATTGTTGGATGTTTACATTGTCAAACAAGAATCCCGGACTTGTATAATCACCGTCCCAGTCAACTGTACGGAAGCCACGACTCTTAATACGCTCTTGACGGTAGCCTGTAGTCTTGTCATAGACTACATCATTAAACACTGTGCGGTCGTCAAATAATACAACATGTTCTTTTAAAACATAGTTAAGTTTTAAGAAATAAATTCCGTCATTGGAATTTACTGTACTAACAGCTACCTTTTGAAAATCTCTCTTAACATTTAAGAAAATTGGTAACAACGGAGTTCCGTCGCTTTTAAAAATTTCGTAGTCATAAAAACTATCAAATAAATTATCAGGAACACCACTTAATATGTTTACGTTAATTTCTTGAGCACTAGGGCTTAGTGTTAATAAACTGCCAACTGCCCAGTTATGTTTAGTCCAGAATAAGAATTCTTTACAACTAGTCTGCCAGTTGTATGCTGTTTGGGTTTCAGAATTATAACGATCAAAATTAAATCCTATAAATTTTAGATAGGCTTCGTAGCCCAACATAAAATCTACAACATCTTGTACAGTTGTTAAAACTGTACCATAGTACATCTTTTTAGTTTTAAGTTTGTCAAAAGTCTTTCTAAAGTAAGCATCAATACCGCCAACTACAGGTAGTTTGGCCAGTGTCTTCCACAGTGCTTTATCAAATGTACCTACACTAGTATGAGATTTCAATGCACGATAGTAGACGTTTTGATTTCTAACAATGTCTCCGTTGTTATAAACTTTATCCGGAGCCCAATCATAAAATTTTGCGCTAACTCCGCCAACACTGGTTAACGGATCAGTGCTACTAGCAATAGATTCAAAATAATTAAAATATGATAATTGATTATCGTATCCTCTTACTTTCCAACCTTCTGCTAGTTTTTCAATTAATACTCCGCTGTAAACAAGACTGGCAATAGGAGAACTGACATTAAAAATAATGTTGTAATTTTCATTAGGAACATAGATGCTACTAGAAGTTGAGCTAGGATTTTTACTGTCTAACAAATACTTTTGTTCTGTTTGATCTACAAATCCAGAAATTCTAGATGATATCTTAACATCTAAATTGTTAATGCGTGTGATTAGCTGTTCGGGATCTAAATTTTTACTTTTTATATAACTAGAAATAAAAGATATTAATCCCGATACTCTAGTTCCGCTAGCTGTAGGAACTTTCATATCTGAAAGTTTAACAAATATGCCCGTCTCACTAAAAACAGTCTGTCCTAATTTATTAACAGTCATTCTAGATTTATCAAAACTGTCAGTAATAAATTCAAATGGCTTTAATAAAGATAATGCTACTACAACAGAAAATGGCCATTCTGAGCTACTTCTCCAAGCAAATTCTGAAGGGCTAATGTCACCTAATTTATAATCTCCCCTGTCGTTGACCAGTGTATAGTTTGTAGCTAGACCAGAATCTAACGGGCTTAAGAGTTTACCGTCTCCATCGGCAGGAATATGACTCAATATTGATTTTCTAGCATATCGATCGTGAGTGCCTGCACGTGGACCTTGACGAATAATACCCTGACTAATATCTTCCCAAAGAATTAAATTGCCGCTGGTATAGGGGGCTGGTCCGTATTCTTTTTCCCACCATACGGGCTTTTCACTAAATCCTAACATTTCCCAAGGACAAGTATGTGGTCGGGTAGTGTCATAGAACCATAGATATGCACCTCTCCAGTAGCCTGGAAGATTTTTTAAACCTGTAGGGTCTGTCATGTTACTATAGGTATAGGTAAAACTGTTTTGTCTATCAAAGTATAGATCATTGTTTGTATAATCTATATCTGTATTTGATACCCAACGTAGGAAGTCAGGGGAAACAATTGCATCTAAATCTTCTTTGGTATACAGAGAGTTTCCATAATAACCTCCAAATATTGCATCTATATCAAACAATGCATGATCGTATTCTTGTTTGATATTGTTATAGATTCTACGCTCTAATTCTAAAATAGCATCATCTCTATAATCGTCAAATGCAGTAATGATACTACCATCATGTCCTTGAATTACATCTCTAGGAGTCTGGAATGTGTCGTCTAAGAATTTTTGTGGAAGATATTTTTTATACAAACCTAACTTAGTAGGAGTGTATGGAATATAATTAAAAGCAGTAGAAACATATTCTTTTATCTTGATAGAATCGCCTTCGGTTAGTGTCACTGACAATCTTACAAAACCAAATGTGTCATCAAATGTATAGTCTGCTCCGTTAATAAGTTGAACGTCGTTTAAGTAAACATAAACTGCTTTATCACTAAGATCTGTTAAATTAAATTTTTGACTTAAAGCAAAAACTTTAATTCCTTCATCTTCAACTGTATAATCTATATCAGTATGAGCACCGCTGCCAATCATGTCAGTTCCGGCAAACGGATTTGATATATCTTTGGCTAGGCCCATATTAGATATAACAGTATCTACAAAGTCTGCAATATTATCATTGGGCGGTGTTTCTGTTATTCTTGTAATAAATTCATTTTTAAATGTTGAATATAATCTAGAATTATATCTTAGAGACTTAATAAGATTTGTATTTTTATCACAAAGAACATCAATGGCTAATGGTGCTACGCCGGAATGTTTTAAAAATCTTGTGGCTTTATTTTGATACCCGTCTAGATTTCTAAGATTACTATTACCTGGATAAATTCCAGTAAATCTATCATCAACATCAAGTGCTAGGCTAAGATGATCAATTGCCTGTCCTAGTGTAAAAGTTTTTAATTCTGTGTTTAAAGGATTCTTTTCAAGTCCGTGTGGTATTGCGTAGTATCCTTGGTCAGGATCTAGATCTGTAAAAACTTTAATTGACAGAACATCATTAACTGAAAAATTATTTACAAAGGTAAATGTTCCTTCGGTTCTTGTGTAGGCATCTTTAAAATGAACACCGTTTAAATAAAATAAAATTTTAGAATTAGCGTCATCAAACAAATCCCAATTTACCGTTGTCAGTGTTACTGAATTTGTTGATTCTGTAATGATTTTACTATCTAATATTGGTTGCAGATATTCAGAGTCAGTTGTAGTCCATGAATTTCCAAACTCATCTAACGGATTAAATCTATAAAATCCAGTGTTTAGATTAACTGTAACTGTCTGTTGATTTAAAGAATAGGTATACGAATCAGAATCAAGATTAAATTTAAATTGTATATCACCAACATTATCTATGTTTAGGTAATCTAAACTAAAACCCAATTCAATATCGGCTACGCTATTGCCAACTTTGTATTCTAAAATAGGAGTTCCAAGGAATGTGCTAACAGGATAAGAATCTGAATTACCAAAACTAACTCCGTTAACATCGAAGATGTCAAACAACGGAGTTTGATTTACTTTAGTTTTGTCTTGACTTCTTACCCAGTTTGTTCCGTTAAAGTAATACATTAACCCTTTATTTGCATTTCCCGATCTTACCAGAACGCATTCACCTAATAAAGAGTCAGAATCATCTACAGATTTTAATGCTATTTGTTTACGGTTGTTGTGCGTAATAAAGCTAACCTGATATATTTTATTATTTGCTAATGTATCAGTATCAGCAATTATTAATATTCTTGCTCCATTGTATAAAAACTCACCGTCGATACTGTAGCCTTCACTGCCTTCAATGGTTGAAAACACATCTGTGGTAAATGTATCAATAAAATCTACAGGAGTTTTTGCAACACTTCCGTGATTGAATAATTGTAGGTTAGGTCTAAACTCAATAATTGGTCGCTTGGCTCTAAAGCTGTCTCCGGCTTCAAAGTCACTGCCATTAAGTTTATGGGCTTGTTCTAGTGTAGCTTTGTGGAACCAGCGATTGTATCTAGACCAGGGATTGCTATCGATGCTGGCTCTGCAAATAGTAATGTAATCTTTTTCCCCTGGGTAAGATGTAGCATCATCAAAGGGATCAGTATCAAATCCGGTGTTATCAAAAATAACTTCCGGAACTTGACTTGTAATAATAGGAACTTCTAAAGATGAGAATTTAATTAATTCAATAGAACGCCCAACTTTTTCAACTAACCAATTATCCTTAGAGTATTTTTTAGGAGTAACATTTCCCCCAAATCTTACTACCAGGCCGTTGGTAAATTCAACTCCGTTGCTACTGGTATAGGTTTCTTTTCCTACAACTTCTTTATCAATATCAATGCTGGTATTGCTTTCGATGTCTTGAATTAAAAATCTACCAAATCTATCAGGATTAATTGCGCTTTGGTAATAAAGGATATCGGGTGCATCGTAAGGAACTTCAAATGTAACTGTTCCATTAGTTGCACCGTTATTAGTAATGCCGGCAGAGTAATCAAACTTAGATGTCTGTACACTGTCTTCAACTATTGCCCAGTCTGGTCCTTCTGTGATTGTTCCGTCAACGCTGGCTTTAACATAGGTTAATGCTCTCCATAATTTTCCGTCATAGACTGCTAACTGGTTTGGGATATAAGGAAGTTCTGGTCGATATTTTAAACTACCTGTGTCATAGGCAGTTCTAATAAAAAATCCTTCTCTAGGACTGTTAACATTAAATTTATATGTTTGTCCTCTATAAAGAGTGATTGTAGGATTATTTGTTAATCCATCAGGATAAAAAATCCAAGTAGACGTTGTGCCTTGTCTTACTCTGTACGTGCTAACAATATCATTACCTTGTCCTAAAACTTTTACACTAGGTGGTCCGCTTGGAACCCAATAGTATTCGCGGAAGTTAACAAACATGTCCCACTCAATAGGTGGTGTCCAACTGTAATGTTCTTGACTGGTAATTTTATCATCACGTTCATTATAGTTGTTAAAAAATTGTAGTTGGTTTTTAAAATCAATGTAGTCGTAAAAATTCTCAACCTGTCCTTGTTCATTGCTAATGACTACTCCAGGTTCTAGTTGATATCTACTTCTTAATGTTGTGTCATCATCAAGATAGATGTCTGAGCCGTTATACGTTTTACCCCAGCGACGGCCTATATAACCAGTTGTTTTTTGTAGTACGCCAGGTTGGACCAGAGGGTCGACCACAGCGGCCATAAACTTATCATTTGTCTCTGTTTTAAATACCTGAGGCAATAGGTCAACGGTTCTTCTAATAGGAAGTCCACTTTGAGGGAAAATTTGATCTGCCATTTCTTATACCTTGATTATGATGATACAATATTTGATGCACTTACACGAATCTCAGATGCTGAGATCGAAGTTACAATAACGATGTCATCTACCGTTGCTCCGCTAACAAATATTTCATCGGTAGCACTTTGAATTTCAAAAAGACTACCAAAACTCTGTGTAGGCTGTCGTGGAACAATTACTAAATTACTTAGATCCGGACTAACTGCATTAGTAATATATGTGATTAGTTCGCCTAGATAAAATCTATCTCCAAAGTCCCAATTAGCAACATCAAAGAAATCATTGATAGCAGAAACAATTCTCACCTTTAGGTCGTTGTCATTAATTGTTTTATTAGGATTTTTAACTATTTTAAATTGTGCTTGGAGGGCGTATTCAGCTGTTGAGCCAAATAATACCTTGTAGTTTACAGGATGATAAATGATCTCATCACTAATTGATTTAATTTCTCCTAGTGTGTTACCAAAACTTATTCTTAAACTATCACTATTCGGCGCTTCTGGTTTAGTCTTTACTCCGCCTGACAGATATTTTCTAAAACTAGTATCATAGGATTTTGTTAATAGATAAACATCAATAATATTGCTTACACTAGGATCAATTCTACGATCCACATCAGCATTATGAATATATTGAAAATTTAATCTTGAGCGGCCGATATTAGCATTATATGTAGGTTCTAATATAAATGAGTTTGATGTGTAATCTACACGTTTAACTCGATCTTCTGCGCTGTCGTAAAAATATACTAGGTCTCCGTCATTGAAATCTGTAACACTAACTGAATTTTCTTGTTGTCGTATTTTAATAACTTCTTGACTGTTATCAAAATAATTGTAGACAATGTTACCAAATGTATCCTTGCTTTCAACAAAAAACAAATATTTTAAATCTTGATCACGTCCTACAATTTGTTCAAACGCATCAGGATTATCAATTACTCCGTCGTCGTCTCTATCGGCAAAAGCAATCTGTACTTCTTCTGCACTTTGAAAACCGTCTTCGAATTTAATTGAATCGTCTACTTCAAATATTAAAGATTCTTTAATAGGAGCAGTATCTGTGGGTTTAGGATTTATTCCTAAAATTCTAATTTGATCTTTAATTACCTTGCCTGTTTTGCTATCATAAATTTTTGACCCAGAATCATAATAAAATCTATTTTGTTCTAGGCTACCAAAAATATAATTTAAAACTCGTACACGAATTTTGTATTCGTCAGCTTCTTTTGTAAATGACAGTAACCAACTAGTGTCAACGTTGTTATTAGTTGTGTCACCTGCTTTACCTAATGCAAATGCATTGATCAAATCAATGTTAGGGGCTGTGATAATTTTCCATGTAGACGTAGCCAAGTCGAATCGTAGACCAAAGTTTTTGTTTTCTGCACAAAGATTAACAATTTGTGTTTCTAATGCATCAGGTAAATTATTAACAAACTTAGGAACAATTCTTGCTGCAATCGCGCCTGTTGGGATAATATCGTTAAAAACTATTGGCCCTTTACCAGTACTTAATACTCCTCTATTGGCATTAGTACCATCTCCTACTACTCTAATAATCTTTGTCCACATACGATCAGTTTGATCGGGATCTAGCGCATTAGTTGTTACTAACTCACCGCGTTTAAAACTTTTTCCTGCTGGCGGAACAAATTTTATCAATGCACCTACGGTTACATATTTTAATGTATTAGTTGTGTAGCCACTTACTTTTTGTAATGTTAAATCGATAGCATTTAAAAAATATCCTGTACTTTCATTTATATCGCTGGTAATTTGTGTCCAGGTAGTGTTATTATCAGTAAACAAAATTTTATCATATTTTGTAAAATAGTAATTATAAACACCTGTGCTAGTAAACAAAGGTTCTATGTTCTTTCTAATAAAATTAACCGAATCAATTCTATTAATTGGTTTAAATGCTAGACTTGTTTCGCTTTCTTGTTTGTAGATCAATCCATCATCGGCAAAAACATTTACGCTGGAATATTTTCCGCTGGCATCAATGATGTCAAAATTTCGTGATACACCACTGCTAGTTCTATTAACTGCTTTAACTTTTAAAATGTCTTGGCTACTGGTCAACGGCGCAAGATTATAATCTTCCGCTGTGATCATTCTATTTTGTGTATAGTATTGCGCAGGAGCTTTTGTTCTAATACTTTCAACCGTCTCAGCAGGAACACTGTTGCTAACTGTATACTTTAAGCTCATGCTAATACTGAGTGTTTGCTTGGTGCCTGATTTGCTTACATAAGGAATATTGATATTAATTCCTCTCATTTCATTAGGCAGGATGCTATAAGACAAACCATTACTTGTACGATAATATACACGGAACGGACCTTGAGGTAGATTTCCGTAGACGCCGTCGGCAAAAACTAAATCTATCCTGTCATTGTTTTTTGTAGATATTGCATAGATGTTTCTAATATTTTTTTCTATAGAATTGTAAGCAATATTGTTTCCTGTGAGAGCTGAAACTTTAGTCCAAGAATCTTGTTGGGCTCCGTTAGATGCCAAAGAAAACAACCAAACGTCATCGTTATTGATGTTATTAGCATCTACTGAAACTTTCTCATTGGTGGTCGGAACTGCTACTGAGAAGTCAGCAAGTTCTAAACTACCTTGTTTGAACATAAAATAAAACCCAGTGTTAGAACTTGATGTTCCTTTACCGTCATTTCTATAGATAAATCCTACCTGGTTTCCAGGAACTGGTGGTTCTTCATAAATTTCTTCGCTGCCTTTAAATGCTGTACTTACTAGCTCAAAAGGCATACTACGTCCGGCAACATTTTTCTCATAGGAAAATATAGGAATATCTCTATTGGCTGTACGGAAACGATATTGTTCTGTAGGAATTCCTTGTATTGTGGCATTACCTTGACTACGACCAAATTCTGTATTATCTGCCATAGCGGCATTTAGCACAGCAACAAATTGTTCTTTCCAATTAGCATTTGTGGGATCATTCCAGATAATTGTTTGACGTGCTAGATTTTTTCCGTTAGCATCTAGAAGTGCTTCTGTTGTACTCACTGTATCAAACTTCAACAGACCTTTGCTGGCGATATTTCTCTTAGCATTATAGCTCAACATACGGGCTATACGAAGGACGCTTTCTCTACGAGAAGCTAATTCAATAAAGTTTTCGCGGCTAGCAAGGTCAATACGGAAAGCCAGACTTTGACCAAGGAAAGCAACAGCATCAATCAGGGCAAGATATTCACTGCTTTCAATGTAATCGTTAAAGTCTTCTGGATAATTTTCACGAAGATATGTGATAATAACACGACGTAGATTCTCAAAGTCGTAGCTTTTAAAGTCAGCATTTTTAAAGGTCTGATAAATCCTTGTCCAATCCTGGTTAATAATTAAATTTGTTTGTCTTGTAGTAGTTGTCATTTTAACGCCCTGATATCATATTTACCCTAAAAAATAAAGTGGTCAGTTAACAATATTATTCTTTTTATCAAAGTCAAAAGTCATACGCTCATTGATATTAAAGGGCAAATAAACTACATCTGCTTGTATGCGGATGCCCATATCTGTAGTATCAATGGTTAATGCGTTAACCCTAACTCTTGGATCGTAATTAATAATTTGCTGTACATCATCTGTGATCATTTTTTTAATTTCGGGTGTAAAATTTTCAAATAGCATATCCCAAATAATAGTTCCAAAATTAGGATTTTCTAATTTCTCGCCTTTACGAATATAAAAATGATTCATTAAATCTCTTTTGACTAGATTAATGTCGTAGAGTTTAAAATTATTTTTAATTTCGTTAGAGCTAAATCCTTTGTAGGTAAAACTAGAACTAGTCTGTGCTGTAGTGGCTTTGTTAGTTGCCACTGATTGTTGGTTGTATAGTTTGGCCATATTTTATGCTTCCTCTGGTGGTGGGTCTTCTCCACCACCTTCATCCCCGCCTGCTGCTAATCCGTCTTCTCCACCACCTGCTTGTTCTCTGTCAGTTAGATCAGGTTTGACTAATAGAGGATCTAAATTCTCATGATTAGGCCAAGGTTCGTGCATAGGTATTCTAAACATAATACTTTCTAACGGGGTTTCTGTGTTGTATCTTGCACCGACCCATTCAGCTGCTGCTGGATTGATTACGATGTTTCCATTGATACCTAATGCCAGTGTAGGTGTTGCTGCTGTCGATTTAGTAGCATCTGCTGCATCAGGGGCAGCAGGTCCATTAAGATTAATTGCTCCGCCCGTGAATGTCAAGTTAGCAGCTCCCCAACTACCGTCGCCTCCGGCAGTTACCTGCATAGCATCTCCGGATTTAATATCCATACTTGTACCAGATTGAATATTAATGCTGGTTCCTGCTTTCATATGAGTGTCTAAACTTGACTGAATATAGGTGCTTAGAATGCTTTTAAAATTATTATTCATTACAGAAGTTATATGATTATCTTTTAATGTAGCAATGTGTACTTCACCTTCTGTGGTAATTTTTGTATCACCTTTGACAAAAAATCTAGTGTTGGCTTCTGTATCTACACGGAAGTTTCCGCCACCAGTTTCGTGTACAGCAGAAGCTTTCATATTGATATTTCTTCCTGCTTCAAAATTAAAATCACGATCAGCATAAAAATTAAAATCTTGCTTGGTGTGAATACTGATACTGTCTTCGGCAAAAATATCAATTTTACCATCGCTGGACATTTCAATCCAGCTAGTTCCTCTACTGTTACCTATGTAAATTAAATCTTCACTAGAATGCATTAAAATTTGATGGCCTGTTCGTGTACGCAGTCTTACATATTCATCTTTAGGAATAGCAGGTTCACCACTATCGCCTCCTAGTGTGTCTGCATAATCGTATCCACCTTCACTGGCTGTAGTTCTTCGTTGGTAACGGTCGTCGCCGTCGTCCATGACAAATTGACTGCCGCCTAGACGACTTACAGGAACAGGTGTTGGGCTTTGACTTTGTACTTTGCCAATAAAAGATTTTTTGGCGCCGCCTCTACGATCAAGCGGGCCGGGCGTTGAAATTCCGTAAACACTACTAGGTACATTTCTACGAGCGGTACTCTTTGAAACTCCTCTAACATCATCTGCAAGAAGTCCTTCTTCTCTTAAATGATCTGTGAAGGGATGTACTGCTTTAGGAATTTTGTCTATTTCCATACCTTCTTCAAGGTCATTAGCTCTACGATTTACTTCTGCTACAGGAACTGTACCAACATCGTAATACTCAGCATCACCTTCAGCAAATTCTACAGCATCTGATCCTGCAATAGCAGGTACCATGTGATTGGTAAATCTATCAGGAACACAACCCATCCAGTATCCTTGACTAGGATCTCCATCTATAAAAAATATAATAACTGTTACACCAACATCTGGAGGCACAAACCACATACCATAACTTTTCTGGCTGTCATTAAAATCGTCTTTGTTGGATCCTTGAAATTCAAAAGCAGTTGATCCAAAAAATGGACTAGCGTAACGAACCCCGTAAGTTTGTCCGGCATCTCCTAAACTGTTACCGTCTTTCTTTAATAGTGTGACTTCGAGTCCTCCCATGAAACTAGGATCTAAATGCCCAATGACTTTAGCTAGGAATGGACCTCCAGATATGTCTGCTTCTTTATTTGCTGATTCTCTTTTTACTTGTGCCATTTGTTATCCGTTCCAATCGCCAAGATCGGCATTGTTTTGTGCTATTTCTTCATCAGAGTATCCAGGGCCTAGGCCGCCAGCATCTACCCCAAATAAATCACTGTAGTCAACATCATTAGAATAATCACTATTAGGTGAAAGGTCAATAACGTCTTGTTCTGAAATATCAACCGATGACCAATTTTTACTAGCACCTTTGTAAGGATCGTAATCCCATGGTTGATTAGGCATACGAGTAGCTTCTAAGGTTTGTGTAAATTTGCCGTCACTAAATTTATTATTACATTTAATAACTTTGTAGATTCCGCTGTAAGGATTAATTTTTTCGCCTGGAGGAAAATTATAAAGACCACCTTGGCCGCTAGTTCCTAGGTTAGGTTCGACTGGAGTTCTAAAAATTAATCTAATAAAAGTATCTGTACCTTGATAATTTAGACTGCCGGCCGCATCTCTCATAGCATCGACTCCGCCGGCATTTGGACCATCATAAACATCTCCAAGATAATTGCCCATACCGCTGTCGCTGATCCAATAAGGATCTCCAATAATTTCTAAAGATATTTTTGTCATATCTCCAGTGCCTTGATTTAAGATTTTATTTTTAAGCACTTCTGCAACACGTCTTGCCACTGTTTGCGCACCAGGTCCACCTTTGGTAGTAATTTTTGTAACTTCAAAATCGCCGTAGGATGGGCTGGCATCTGGGGTAGCTGTTGTTTCCGCATCGTCTGTGTCAACGTTCTTTAGTCGTTGATCTGGATCTTCGTCTGATTGATTAATTGCAGGATTGGCTACACTTTCACTGTCTTCTGCACTAGTTGGCATCTGTCCTTGATGGAACAGCTGATTAATTTGTATGTCAAATTTTATAATGTCGTTGTTTTGACCAGTGTAAATGTACTTGTATTCTTTACCAATAATTTTGTTTAGTTTTTCGTAACCTGGCGGGTTGGCGCTAGGGTTTCTAAATACGCTGGCATGTACTTTAAAAGGCAATACTCTAAAAATGTAAGTTCTTTGTCTACAATTTCTTTTTAGATCAAAGTCACCTATGACTATTTGAACGTCTACCCTAAACCAAGAAATTCGTCCGCTGGAATCTATTCCTTTGCTAGGATCAATTGCGTCTTTGGCATATTCACTGCTTAATACTATTTCTTGTATAATATTTTGTATTGTAGCGCCGGCTTTAAATTGAAATTCTCGTTGTTTAGGATCAATACGTAGCTCGCCTCTTTTTATCAATCCTGTTTCTTCATCAGTAACATCACCTTCAAAGCCAAAATTAAAGTTACCGCCACTGCTAGGACCAAATCCTAGACTACTGGTTCCTATGGGACCTGATCCAAAATCTAAACTATCCTGCCCTGTACGTCCTACTAAGGGTGCAGAGATCGGTAACGTTGGGTCAAAAATCATGAGGCCGCCTTCGTCTTCAGTCCAACTCCCTCCTGCATCTTCGCCTGGTAGGCCAACACGATCTGCCCAATCTTCAGGAAATACAACAATGTACTTGTCAGCAACATCTTGCTTGCCTTCTTTTCTTAATTTTTCCTGGGCTCTATTTAAAGTCACACATAAACTAGCATCACCGGCTACTAGCATTTCTTTAATATCTTCTCCACGCAACTTAAGATCAGTTTTAACCTGTTGAGCAATATTAGTAAAACCAGTATGATTGCACGGTACTGCTTCACACTTGTATGTTGAGCCACCTTCATTTGTAGAAAATGTAACTTTGGTAATTTGAATTACAAAGTACTTTTCTAATTCAGCTGTACTGCCAAACATTTGGCCGTTATCTTTATGTCCTGCAAATTCTAATTTTAATAGATAAGGAGTTCCGTTATAATTAGGATAGCCTGCATTAATTGCCGCTGCTTGAAGACTGTGAATAAAATAACCCATTGAATAAGGTTCATAGACATCCCAGGTCATTTTAATCTGGTTGGTATTACCTGTTTTTTGGGTAGCAGCTAGTGTTGCATCCATTGAAAAATTGTTAACATAATACTCTGGTTCGCCTACAATGGTAGTAGCACGTTTATCGTCATAGCGACCTGCACTGGAAAATACAACATTCTCCAATGCGCTGGGTATTCCTCTATATGAGCTAGGATTGTTAAATTGGTCTGGAGTTAGGCAACATAGTGTCCACAACGGAGCATATGATGCAAATTGTTCTAAAATATTTTCAAACGGTGGTCCATCTATAGTAGACGGTGTTGTAAGTCCTGTAAGGTTCCAATAGTTGTTTCTTGCTATTGCTCCATCAAGATCGCCAAACTCAGTATCAACCTGGATACTTGCTAATGCAGAATCTGATACATTGGTCGATATTGCTGCCACTCCCCTGCGTAAATTTAATATTCCAGGATCGTCGTCGTTAACATCTCCGCTGAATTCAAAATCATCCCACATATTATATTCCTAGGTAATTTTGTAAATTTGATTTCTTAGGAATATAAATTTCAATACCGGGTTCAAAATCGTATATTGGATCTTTAATTATATCCATGTTTCGTTGTACAAAAACCCACCACAATTTAGGATCTCCGTAAAGATCATAGGCCAATAGATCTGGGCGATGACGATATTGATTTTCTAGGACATATTTAAAATCAGTTTTTTCTGCTGGCACTGATCTAACTGACATTAATTCTAAGTACAATTTGTTTTGTTTTGTTGTAGCCCAGGGACTGGTTTTTCTGTACTTGACTTTCTTTTCAACGTTTGCCATTTTAGATATAACCCTTCATGCTCATATCTCCAGCAACATACTGTTGAAGACTAAATTGTCTTAGTTTTGTTCTATTGTAAAT